TGACGTTCTCAAGGTCGAGCTGATGGATTGGCAGAAGTTGGTAATCGGTGACCAGTTGTCTTTGCAGCCTGATGGTCGGATGATGTTTCGCCAGTCGGTCGTCTCGGTAGCGAGACAAAACGGGAAGAGCATCTGCCTCCAGGCTTTGTGTCTTTGGTGGCTTTTAAGAATGCCTGCGCACCGGGGCCAGCGTCAGACGGTGGTTTCAACTGCTCACCGTTTAGACCTTGCCTCCGAAATGTTTAATTCGCTGGCGGGAATTCTTGAGGAATACTTTGACGCCAAGGTCATTTATTCTTACGGCCGACAGTCGGTTGAGATTCCTGCGTCTGCTGATGGTTCTTTCCCTGGCTCCAGGTGGATTGTTAGAGCTGCTACCCCGTCGGCTGGTCACGGCCTCAGTGTTGACTTGCTGCTAGTGGACGAATTGTTCGGTTGCTCACCTGAGTCCATTGACGACGCACTGGTCCCAACAATGCGCGCCCGCAAAGACCCGCTGATGTCGTGCTGGTCCACCGCTGGCACAGTCGATGAGTCAGTCGTCTTTCGTCGTATGCGTGAGAAGGGCATCGCAGAGATTGACACTGGCAAACGGTCACGTCTCTATTACGCCGAATACAGCCCACCGGCCGACCTGGACCCGATGTCACCTGAGGCGTGGGTTTATTCAAACCCTGCTTTGGGTACCACGTTGGAAATGGAAACCATTGAGGAAGAGTCCAAAGGTTCAAACATGAACGCGTTCCTCCGTGCCTCTGTCAACTTGTGGATTGCGGGGCATCGCTCATGGATTGACGCAGGACATTTTGTGCAGCTGGGCGACGCAGGCGAGTTACCCGCTGAGGGTGGCTGGCTCGCTATCGAAGCTTCACAAGACGACCAAAGATTTGTCGGCGTTAGGTCTGTTGAAGTAGGGGACAAAGTCCTTACGACTGTGGAGTTCATTGTGGAAACTTTGCGAGATTTGTGGACCGCGACTGAGGAATCTAAAAAGCGTCATAAAGGAATGCAAGTCGCTGTCGGTGCTGCACTAGATGTTCACATTCCGCCATCGTTGAAAGCGTCAGCAACTCTTGTCGGAACCCGCGAGCTTCAGAAGTGGACAACGGTTGTTCGGTCAATGATTGTCAGCGGGCAGACTCGACACACAGGTGAAGAGCTACTAGTCGAGCAAGTAAATCGCGCGGTTATTGTGCGCCACCAGGGACACATGAGTCTCAGTTCAGCTAGGTCTCCAGGGCCAATCGAGTTGTGTCGCGCGTTTGTGTGGAGCGTTGCTCTTGCTGGAAAACCAAAAGGTCAAACGAAAGCAGCGTTCGCCTTTTCTTCTTAATTTCTTTATCTTTCAAAAGTTGCACACAAGACTTGCTTTTCGTGTAAGACTCACGAGCGATGGGAATTTTCTCTAAGACAAAGACAGCGTCTCCCGCGTTTGTTGCTGAACCGATTAAGGCCGCAATGGGCGCGTCTTACAACGGTGTCAATTCTTATATTTCTTGGAATGGTTCGTGGCGTCGTGAGCAGGCCATCCAAATCCCCACAATTTCTCGTGCGCGCGACCTCATCGTTTCTTTAATTTCGGGTCTGCCCATTGAGCAGTACTCACTTATTTGGAACGAAGCCGACGGCGAATACGAAGAGCTAATGATTCCAGGCGAAACTTGGATGAGCCGACCCGACCCGAAAGTGACGCGCCAGTTCATCCTTGCTTGGACCGCGGACGACCTTCTATTTTTTGGCCGTGCACACTGGGTCGTTACTTCACGCAGCTCCACCACCGGCTTCCCTTTGTCGTTTCAGTGGATTCCCGCAGCCGACGTCACCCTGCCGAATATGCCAGGTCCGCAGTACTGGAGCGCACCAACCGAGATTGAGTTCAACGGAATGCCGTTGGACCCGAAAGACGTCATCACTTTCCTCTCGCCAATTCAGTCGTGGCTCACAATGGGCAACCGCGCTATTGAGATTTCCAACCGTCTTGACAACGCAGCCATGAGGTTCGCATCGAACGAGATTACAGCTGGCTATCTCCAGCAGACTCCAAACTCTGAGCCAATGGACGGAGAAGAGCTCTCCGAACTTGTGGCCGCTTGGGCGGCAGCTCGACAGCGCAACGCAATCGGCGCCCTTAACTCCTCCGTCACTTGGCACGAATTTAATTCAGACCCGTCAAAGCTGCAGTTGGTCGAAGCTCGTAAGCATCAGATGACCGAACTTGCAAACCTTTGTAACGTGCCTCAGGTTCTTGTCGGCGCTGACGCTGGCACAGGCATGACCTACACCAACGTGCAGGAATCACAGCGCGCTTTGTATCTCAGCGCGAAGCAATACATTGAGTGCATCTCTCAGACCTTGTCAATGGACAATGTTTTGCCTCGTGGCCGTTTCTGCCGTCTTGACGTCTCCGACTATCTCGTGGACGAAGGTGGCGACGAAATGCAAGAGACTCCTGACCCATTGGAACGAGTAGCTGAATGAGCACCGAAAAGGAAACTATGAAACTTGAATTCAACGCTGGCTCGTTCAGCGTAAATGCCGCAGGTCCTGACGGGACCCCCAAGCGCACCGTGGAAGGTGTAGCCGTGGAATGGAACACTGTCGCAACCGTAAGTTCGGGTCAGCGCGTCAAGTTCCTCCCTGGCTCCCTTCCCACCGACGGACCTGCACCTAAGTTCATGTTGGACCACTCACCCGAAAAGCCTTTGGGCATGGTGTTTGAGCGGACCGACACAGGCGAAGCCATGCTCTTCGCTGCACGAGTCGGACCGGGCGTAGCCCGTGATGAAGTTCTCGCTATGGCGGGACCTGGCGAATACTACGATTCCGTGAGTGTCGGCGTAGAGCCAATCGATTACACGTTCGGCAAAGTCGGCACAGACGATGAGAACGTCATGATTGTTAAGTCGGGGCGCTGGATGGAATTATCACTCCTTCCATTTGGCGCTTTCGCAACGGCAAAGGTTGCACAAGTTGCAGCATCTGAGCCTGAAGAAACAGAAGAACCCACACCAACAGATTCCGAGGAGGAACCAGCAGTGGCAACACAAGAAACCCCAGCAGCGGTTGAGGCCGCTGTCCCAACCAACATCATTTATGCGTCAGCAACGAAGCAGGAGACCCGTCTCCCTTCAGCTGCCGAATACATCTCTGGAATGCTCCAGGGTGGCGAAGCATTTGAAAAGGTGCAAGCACAGCTCAAAGCAGCTGCTCCAAACAACGATACAAGCAGTGCGCCGGGCACCCTCCCAGTTGAGCTGACCACGCCCATCTACAACGGACTTATTGGCTCGCGCCCTGTCATCGATGCAATCGGGACTCGCACCATGCCACAGTACGGTGCTACCTTCCGCGTTCCTTATGTGTCCACACACAACAGTGTCGGCCAGCAGGCAGCACAGTTTGACACCCTCACCGCTTCGCTCTATGGCGTGTCTTCCTATGACATCACCAAGCTCACATTCGGTGGCTACGCGGTCCTTTCCGAACAGCTGCTCGACTGGTCGTCACCTGAAATCATCGGCTCACTGCTTGACGACATGGCTCGCGTGTACGCATTCGAAACCGACAACTACGCAGCCGACCAGTTGCTTGCAACCACCACACAGTCCGCAGTTCTCACAGACCCAACCTCACCTGCTGAATGGGTTTCTGACATCTACGACGCAACGGTGACCATCATTAACAACTCACTCGGCAACGTTCCAACACATCTTTTCCTCAGTCCAAATATGTTCGGGGCCCTCGGAAAATTGGTGGATACAACAGGCAGACCGCTTCTTGCACCAACGATGCCGATGAATGCTTACGGTTCGATGAACCCAACACAGGGCCAGTCACAAGGCCAGGCATTTGGTTTGACCGTAATTACGGACCGCGGTTTTGCCGCCGACACCGTCATTGTGGGTGACCCATCAGGCTTCCAAATCTGGGAGCAGCAGAAGGGCGCAATTCAGGCTGAAGGCAATACAGGCGTTAGCCAGTTGTCACGCACCCTTGCGTTCCGTGGCTACCTCGCCACACGCATGGTTGACGCAACCAAGTTCGTCAAGCTCACATAAGCAACGACTAAAGAAGAAGGAGCGGGACGGTGGCTGTTTACAACCTGGCATTTCATGCACGGCTGGATAACTATGCCGTCCTGCAGACCTTCGTAACCAACGACATCCAAACGCAGGACAGCATCACCATCACCGGTGCAACGCTCCCTGCTAACGGAACCTATGTCGTTGTTTCTTCAGAGCCTTACGAATTCCTTGGCGTCTCATACGAGGGCGACCTTGAGTTTGACTACAACATCATTCGCGAGAATCAGTTCATCGTTGCTTCGACTGGCGATGACGTGGAGCGGACAACCTCTGAAGGAACCGTGACAACAGGAGCAACTGCTTGCACCTGGATAACAAATCAAAATGTTTTAGATTGGCTCGGCATTTCGCCAGCCACCGCTAATGACACTGCTTTCGTTACGGTCTGCACGGAGGCCGCTAACGCTCTCGCGTTCAGACGCAGAAGGTCCAGCGGTTATACCGACGCCTTAGCGTCTGCACCGAGTAGCGACGTGAAGCTTGGAACGATTATGTATGCAGGCGGTCTTTACCGCGCCCGCGGAACTGCTTCGTACGATTCTTTTAGCGCCTACGAATCCATGCAGACAGCAACGCCAGCTGTGGCGATGGGTGAGATTCTTCGTTTGTGGGGATGCAACAGGGCACAGGTTGCCTGATGGGTGCAATCAACGACGCGCGTCTTCGCCTGGTTACCACACTTACTGACGCTGGCATCACAGTCGTTTCCGACTCACGCAACATTCGCCCAGGTGTCGTTGTCATTGACCCGCCCGAAATCAGCCGCTCCACAACTAACCAGTTGGAGCTGTCGTTTCCCGTGAACGTGGTGATGCCACCGCCCGGAAATCTCGACTCATTAGTGCCGTTACTCGACCTCATGGATTTAGTAATCTCCGCAACGTCGGCAACATCCGCGACACCAACTGTGTATTCCGCAGGTGGTCAAGAACTCCCCGCCTACACGGTCACCGTGCCGTGGGTGGCTTACCCATAAGGAACAAATGGCAACTTACAAAGTCATTGCAGACAA